TATTGAAATCTATCAGCCAAGCACTACCGATACCACCACTTTCCAAAAGTTTATGTGATGAACTTTTTATTGTTTCTTTGACAATATCGCTATCCACACTCTTAATCACCTCGTCACCATCAAGACGGCAACAAATAGTTTTCTTATGGTCGGTTGAAACCACGAATATCATTTGCATAATTGTTTATATTTATCCCTATTATATGATAAATATTCTGGCCAATCAACATCGCTTATGTGCATTTCAACCTCTCTGCGTTGCCACTCCGTATCATTCTCATATACGGGGTGTTTAAATGCGTTTTTCTTTTTTTCTTTGCCACCGATACTATTGAAATGCCAACCACCTCGCTCCACCACTTCGTATTCATTCATATCGTCTGTTCTCAAATGATTCATACAAGCACCTTTAATATTCTTATACCTTGTACAAATAGTCCCAGTCCATCCAAGCCAGTTCTCATTAGTTCTCTGATTAAGAAAATAAAGATAGGGAAGTTGTCGGGGTTTATATATGGCGTCTTTAATCTCAGGCATAGACTCAGGTCGCCAAATCTCGTCTACATCCGATATGTATACAATGTCATTATCTTCACAAAAGAGTAGTGCTTTCTGTGCCATTTCTTTTTGGTAAAATTCACGCAACCAAAAATGCTCACCCGCACCAGTGTTAGGACTCAGTAGTGCCATTTTCTCTACTTCTTTATCCCCGTTCTCCACGACATAATGTATAATATTCCACCTAGCAAAACGTTCCTTGTTTTCCTCGTAGTATAAAGGTTTAGGCACGCCTGAAAAGGTCTCTCTTGCTTCTACTAAAACAAACTTATCCACATACTTGTCTAGGATATTTAAGCGTATCTCCAAAAGATCAAGCTCGTTGTTAAAATAAAACAAGTCAATAATCATAATAATTTTTTAGCTTCTTCTTCAGTACACATATCGTAAAGTTCTACCATACTTCTTATAATGTGCTTATATAAATACCTTCTTGCGTTTCTATTGTAATTTTTGTTGATATACTCCATCTGGTTTTTATACGCTTCAACTTCCTGTGAGAGTCTGAAATCTTTATCTTTTAAGTAGCGTTCCCACCAGATATCTTCACCGATTTCTCTTTGTTGTCTGATGTGAGTCGCCTCGTGGACTTTAAGGTCATCTGAAATGGGTGACTTACAGTAAATTGTATCTCCATAAGTAAAAATAATTCCTTTATCCCAATCAACACCAAATCTCTCCCGACACTTCTCGTATATGTTATTAGGAGGTTTTTCCGTTGAGTATTTTACTTCCATAAAGTGTAAAGTGTTCGTTCTATAAGGTGCGCTTCTGCCGGTAGTTGTGTCCAAGATACTAAATCCCGTAGTCGTGAGTAGTAATCTTTGCTGTGCTTTAAGATGTTATCCTTTGGCACTATGTAACACGCACCGGGCGCAAAAGGCAAGTAATCTTTGTACTTGATATCAAAATCCTTAGCGAACTCTGCATAACTGAAATAATACTTTGCATCATAAGAGTATAAATACCACGAAGTATTTTTTTCTTCATAAATCCCGTTCTCGTTATAAAAAGAAATACCCGATTGCGTTTCGTGGTTCTTTGTTAATAGGGGTGTGAAGGTTTTATTATTACAGACTTCATCAAACTCCTCTTTAGTGATATGCCTTTCTAAAATGTTGCCTTTGGTAAATTGAACAACATCGGGTAATTTCTCGTAGTTTTCAATGATAAAAGATAAATAATCGTGGATATTGTAGCCGATATTCTCTACCTGTATTGCCTTAGTGTCGTCTATCTTTTCGCCACGATTATAAATTATATAATTATCAGAATACTCTCTTAGCCAGTCAAGGTTGCAATTGTAGTTACTTACTACTAAAAAAGAGTTCGTTATTTTCATTTCTCTTTTGTTAATACACCATCTCTGTCTAAATAATTCCAACCTTGTGTGTAATTTTGATCTATACTCCAGTATCCGTCTGAAATGTTAAATCTGCCCCAATACTTCGGTGCTATACAATACTTTAGTTTCAAACTAAGCCACGCGGGGAAAAAGCCAAATGATGAATTGGAAAGTATTACATAAGGTGCGTTATGTATTGACCGCCAGTCGTGTCCTATCTCGTGGGTTATCTCTAGATCAGGGAAGAATTGTTTAGCTGTAATCACGTCATCTGTTACTACTCTGAACACAATATCGGGTCTGACTTTTTTCATCTTTTCCATAGCGTTCTCCCAATAACTACTAGGTAAAAAGAAATCCTTAACCCACACATACTCCCCACCTCTAAAAGCTAGAACACATACATTTTCAGGGACATCTAATGGCTCGGTCTTTAACCACTCTCGTATCTCTGCCCTCCTATGAATGAAGTAATCCGAACCCTGCATCAATCCGTGTACCATAGTGTTATCTGGTATTCTTCTTAAATAATCATCATAGCCACTTATATCACTCCCGTTTGCGTGTAGCGTAGTTTTCTCCCGATAATATCTCTCTATTCCTTCGGGTAATTCACTAGGTGCTTGGCCCTCTACTGGAGTGTGTCCACCTATGACAGGTTTACCAAAATCAAGCGTCATAAACGAATGTCCCTTGAATCTTTCTTGGTGTGCAATACCCCATTCGTAACCATTGTCTAAGGCTATGCAACGAGTTGTTACTATGTTTGCTAACTGGTTGCCTAACCCCATACCATTGTAGATTTCCGTAATTATCATCTCATTAAAATCATAATCCCATTGTTATTCTTGTAATGCTCCTTAACCCTCCACACACCAGACTCTAAAAACTCATTTATGGCGGGCATCAACTCTGTCTCACAAGAAACAGTGTCGTGGATTACAATATACTTTCTAACACTACCCGCATGTATTTTTAACTCTGTTTCTAACTGTTTATAAGTGTGGTCTGTGTCTATAAAAAGCAAATCAGTTTTGTCTATCTTAATCTTTGTTGTATCAGCTTCTCTGAAAGTAAAGTCTATCCCTTTGTCCTTGCACGCTTTTACCAGAGAATCTAAATCGCCCCCGTATTCTTTCGGGTGTTTAATGTCTATTGAAACCAATGTACCCCCTTTCATTCCTTCTACAAATGCCCAAGTTGATACTATGTATCTGACTCCCATTTCTGTGACGTGATCACACTCTGACGCAAGGTTTTTAAGCGTTTCTAAGTGTTCGTTAATATCCGAGCTTTTGATTTTTAAGTATTCAAATAGTGTCATATCTTTTTGTCATTATCAAAACCTCCTCGTCTTTTCTACCCTGTGTTATTTTTTCAGTCATCTGATGTGTTCCAATACCTATCACTACGTTAAAATCATTTAAAACTGTCGGCATCCCGTATCTTTTGTGCAATCTCTTGTAAAGGTCGCAGTCAAACAGCCATACGGATTCCTCATCAAACAAGTAAGGGTTATTATTCTCAAAGGATAAGACTGAAGGGGAACCAATTGTATTCTTGCCTTTATGGATATTATTGTTATACATAGCAAAATGGGGGTTTATCCTGTCTTTACCATTTGTGTGGTAGCAACCTGTTACCAACCAGCCACCCCGCCAAGTCTCTGAAATGGACTGTAGGGCGTTTTTATGAGCAAACAAGTCATCCATGTGCAGTATCTTTATTATCTCGCCTTTTGCGCCCTTAATAGCTTTGTTAGTATTCACACAAGCACCCCTTATTGGATTTTTAATCCAAGTGATTTTCATACCATAAGTCTGTGAGATTTTATAAAGAACATCACCATCAGAATTATCTGCTACAAAGACTTCAAAGTTATCGTAAGTCTGTGAGATTATTGAGTCTAAACAACGTGTGAAGAAGTATGGAGCGTTGTCCATACTGTGAACAGGAATACATATCGCTATTTTTCTATTTGTAACCATTCTTTAGGTACTTTAGTTCTTACTTCCCCGTCAGAATACCATAGTGTTGATATACTCGGACAGACTACCTTTATTGCGTAGGGGGATATGTAGGAAGCCCACCAAGAAAACGATGAATTGGCCATAATAATACCACGACAACCTGCCATCATGTTCATGTCTTCTATCTCATTCCCATTAGAAAACTCACAGTTACTGAAAATATTTTGTTGTTTGCACCAATCAATATCATCACTAAAAACAAGGAAGTCTGCGTTTGGAAACTCTGCCATAGCTCTCTCGTAGTAATTGGTATCAGATATGTCAACATAAAACGCATTCTTGACGTAATCTTTCCTCCTAACATGTATGGCCACTTGGTCTATAGGACTTATACCTGCCCCGTACATTTGTTTGATCTCTTGTTCGTACTCACTGAATAATGCGGGGTCTTGCACATATATGTCTGGTATCTCCCCACGTTTCATTTGTGCGTAGATATACGCTATCTGAAACATTTGATTACCCAGTTGCCCACTTATCTTTTTTATATCAATCATAGCCATTCCCTATTCTCTAGTGTCCAGTTAATATACTTAGTTAAAGACTCTTTGAATGTTAAAGGTGCTGTCCAGCCCAAATCTCTTAACTTCTGTCCGTCTAGTGCATAGCGATAATCGTGTCCGGGTCTTGTGCTGTGGTGGTCAATTAGCTCATACTTCAAAGTCTTACCCATTATCTCTGCAACAGTTTCTGCCATCTCTAGGTTGTTTAACTCAATATCCCCGACAATATTGTATCGGTCTGGTACAAGGTGTTCGTCTTGAACATAAAAAGTTGGTTTGAGATTTTTTACTATGTACAAAACTGCGTCTGCCATATTCCTTGCGTGCAAGTAATAGCGTGAGCCGATTTTACCTACCTTCCCGTGAACAGTTAGCGTGTCTCCGCTCTCTATACAACGAATTGCTTTAGCTAAATACTTTTCGTGATCTTGAAACTCACCAAAAATATTCATCGTGTTCGTTAAAATCAAGGGTACGTTATAAGTTCTCCAATATGAGATAGCAATAGCTTCTTGGCACGCCTTCGACGCAGAATATGGGTTGCTTGGGATAATCGCTGACCATTCTTTGTGATCTACACCTAAGGGTGCGACTCCATAGACTTCGTCTGTTGAAAACTGTAAAAATACTTCTGGTGGACAATCTCTTGCGTACTCCAGCATATTCAAGGCGACTTGCGTATTGTTTTCAATAAACTGTCGTGGCTCTGTGATACTTCTATCAACGTGGCTTTCTGCCGCTAAATTCAAAATAATGTCGCACTTACCGATACGCTTCTTGGTCATAGGGGGGAAAGGTGAAACAAGGTCGTGGGTTATTATCTCCACTCGGTCTTTCCACTCTGGGTGGCCCTTCAAAGTTTCTTCTATTCTCTCTGGTGTGCCTTTATGCTTCCAAGAAGCTATGCCCACAACATTCCAGTCTGTGTTTACTAATATATGACGGAGTATGTGCGAACCCACAAACCCCGACACTCCAGTTAAGAGTACCTTCTTCATACTATTTCTTTTTAGCGTTCTCTTCTCTAATTCTTAAAACAGTTTTTTCAATCTGGTCTTCTACTTCTACATAAATATCGCCATTTTTGTCATCCTCTATAACGTGTAAGGCTTTCTCAAACTCTCCGAGCTGATCTTCTACTAATTTAATCACTAACGGCTCTAGTTTATCCTTGATTAGCTTAGCTTTCTTCTCTACTGGCTCAATTTTCTTCATTTCTTCATCGTAAAAATCCTTGTCGGGTTGTAACTCCACATTTAATCTCTTGATCTCTTCCTGATGTTCGTTAATTAGCTTGTTAGTAGCGTCAAACTTACTAAAGGTTTCTGCAAGCCCATCTAGGATAGGATTAATTTCTTTTTGTAGCTTTTTTAATTCACCTTTTAGTGTCCTTACTTTCTCGTCATTTATTAAAATCTTTCTAGTGCCAGTGTAGTTCTTTTCACTTAAAATTGTTTTATCTATTATCATTTGTTTATTAGTTTATTTATAGCTCTTGTCCAATCTACCGCACAATTCTTTATATTATAATTTTCCAGCACATAATCGTGTGCCTTTTTTGCTAAGTCGGAGTAAATAGCATAGTTTTCTTTGATTTCAATCACTCTATCGTACCACGAATTATCATCCACAACAATTGACATAAACGAGCTATCCACACCCTGATATGGACTCGTGCCGTCTGCAAACCCCTGTGCTATTACGGGGATATTTAATAAGGACATCTCTAAAAACTTTAAATTGCTTTTGCAACGATTAAAGTAATTGTCCTTGCGTGGTATCACCGCCAAATCTAATGCTAGGTTCGCCACAGTCATCATGAACTCTGTTACGGGTACATAAGATTGCCACTCCACATTCTTTAACGATGACCAAAAGTCATAGTCCATTTGCATAAAGGATAAATGAGTGCCGTCTTTATACTTCACACCCAAAACGACTATAGTAATGTCACCTCGCTCGTCTAGTCTTTTGATCTGGTCTTTGATATGTAGGTAGTCATCATTAGTTGTGACTGAACCTATAAAACCTAAACGAAATTTTCCTGTGTTATTCTTTTTGCAAGGAAAATCATCGAGTGGGTCTATACAGTTTTTCAACACTACTACGTTAGGATTTATTTCAGCGTATTCTTTAGCTAAGGTTTCAGTGGAAGCTATCACACCATCTGATATTTTAAGAACATCCTTTACTATCTGACTCATGTCGGTCGCTATTTTTCTTTGGTCATCATTCTCTAGTCTTTCAAGTGGGATACCCTTACCTGCTAAGTAAGTATCATCATTCTCAAAGATAAGTTTCTTTCCTGCACGCTTGATTGACATAGCGAGCGATAAACTATTTTTTTCATTAGGTCGTTGCATTACAACCACATCAGCTTTGATAGCCATTTCTGCAACCGTGTCTGAATTGGTTGAAGCACCGTTTGACTTGATAAAATCACTAACAACCATTTGTTCCGAGTAGACTCCCGGCAAGTAACCTCTATAGTAGTAACAAAACGCATAGCGGCCGGGTAAATACAATATGCGCATCCTATTTGTTTTTGGTTAGCTTCGCTATTGTCTTTTTTAATTCTTCCACTTCAGATCTTAACGAATTTTGCTCTGTTGGGTTTACGTTTCTATCTACTGACGAAGGATTACTGACTGCTTCAGTCATAGCTCGTGCCGCACTTACCCTGTCTCGTTCTTTTTGTAATATCTCCTCCCACTTTTCATGATTGACTATTTGTCTCCCACGAATAATGTACCCACCATTAGTTTCGTCCAATAAGTCTATTATGTTACCACCTAAGTCCATCACCTTACTTTTACGAGCCATCCTAGAAGAAATGTTTATTGTCATTACTTATATTGTACATAACATATACAAAGTATGCAAACAACAAAAAACCACCCGAAGGTGGTAATCTGGCAATATATAATGAATATTGAACCTATAGTCCTACTGCCACAGAATGAGAACGCATTTTGACTCCTGCGTTGTCTCGGTTTTCTACGCTTCCGTAACAAAGATCGATCGTTACCAAATCTCCAAGATACTCGTGAACATAAGATTGCTGTACTCGGACACCTTCTGATCCCACCATACCTTTCTCAGTCTTTACAGGTAATGTTAGTCTCGCCCAATGAATAGCATCTTTGTGAGCAAGCATATTTAGTCGAGCTGAATTTTCACCCACAGCACCAGCACCTAATGGTACATCTGGTGTAACTATAACTGGGATACTGTACAAAGAACGAGTCGGCTGTTTGCCTCGTGGTAGCTCTGTTGATGTATTCTGCCATAGTGTCAATTTGTCTACTGAACCAATTTGTCGGTAGAAAGTGTTTGGATGAAAAATCCAAGCTGCTGAACCATTGTAAATTGGTACTCCAACTGTTTCAAGCAAAGCGATAGCCGCAAGAAGAGAAGAGTCCGCCAAGTTTTGATTTGCAGCACCTACAATGTTAGTTGTAAATCCTGTAAACAACGCGGCGATATCTGATTCCAAATCATGCGCAACCTCCCAAGCACCACCTTGAGCGATTTTATCTTGTAGGTAGTAACTTTTCTTTACCTGTGCCAACTCTCTATCTTCGATAACAAATGAAGCCTCTTTCCATGTTGAAACATTAAGAATCGCATTTGTAAAAGTTGGTGAAGAAAGTGTAACCTCTGCATTTACCACCTTTGTGTTTGTTGTCAAAGCGGAAATATTAGGTGTGTACACCACAGCACCACCGTCTGAAAGTTCATCACTTCGGTCGATGAAGAAATTAGCCAAACTTAGTTCGAATCGGAAGTAGTCGTTAATCACTTTACCCCATACAAGAGGTATGTCTACTGTAAGGTCACCTCCATTACCTCCTGTAAACCCATTTGTTCCTAAACCCATTTTATTTTATTATTATCCCAACTGTGTCTCTTTCCACATAGCTTTGTGTTCCTCTGCTGTTAGATTTTCTGATTGGAACCCTTTCTTCACTATTGCTTGTCCTGCACCCTTTGAAGCGGGTAGTGAAGCCCTTTTGGTCTTCTCTTCCTGTTCTTTCTGGTTCTTGATAGCAACAAAGATAGGGTCGTTCACAGTATCTAAAACAGATTTACCCCTAGCTTTTGCAATAACTTTGAGTTCTCCAAGTAATTCGTCAGACATTCCTTGTGATTTCAAAATCATCGCTTGGATAGATTCATCCGTTGGTTGTTTATTAATTGGTTGATGTGCGGAAGTTTTCAGTTGAGACTCTAAGTCTCTTACCTGTGCCTCCGCTTTTTTTGCTCTTAAATGTATTAGGCGTTGGGCATCTTGTGCCTTTTCCAAATTATCTTTAAGAACTTCGATGTCCTCTGTGTCCTCTACATCGTCAAGAATTATATCGGGTTCTTCTTCGGTAGATGTTATGGTATCTACAACCGGTTCGTCTTGTTCAGACATTTTATTTGCTGGATTATGCCCCTCAGCAGGCTGTTATGTGGATTATGCTTTCACCACAATGCTAATAACACAAGGATTATATCATCTGTCAATTTGGTCGGATTAAATACCAACTACCTAGCGTGGTTTTTTATCTTTTTATTACGAGGGATAAACTTGCTTGCAAACTCCTCAATGTTATTCGGGAAGATACCAGCGTAGCGCATAAGTATACGTTCCCTCTCTTGTGGGTCGTTTAAATTACCTTGCTTGATTTGTTTCTTTAGGCTTAGGGGTTTGTATTCCATATTGATTCTCTAATTTATCAAATGCCTTTACTACTTCATTAATTGCTTCTGCGAGAGACTTAACGTCTAGGCCAGCTCTTGCACGCTTCACAATCTCTTTCTCCAAATGATCGGCGATGAACGACAAGACTGCTTCTTTTGTGTGAGGATCACCATTGAATCTTTTTAAAAGGTTTTCCATGCTTATTATAGAAATATAAGGTCTAAGCAATCCCCTACTCGTAGGTCTTGTGTCCCCACAAGTTTGTTTGCACAAAACTGTTTCCTTTGACCAGTCGTGCCAACGAAGACATTCCATGCGTCTTGATAAGGAAGGCCCGAAGTACCCGCTAAAATATTCATGCACTCGCTCTTTCTCCTACCAGTAGTCCCCGCCATTATGTTTAACTTATCCTGAACTGTTGCTTTGTTAGCGTTCAATACACTTTCACTTGGCTCTGAGAATATCCAACGAGCACCAGGTGATGATACTCCTTGATTGTTGGTGCTATTATTCCCTGCGTACCAAACATTATTTGACGATGCTACCGAGTGTTGAATATTTAAGTAATCCCCAAACATTGGCCCTTCTGTGTTTTTGTTAAGTGTGTGAGTTGCTGTTGTAACGGAGTCTATTGTAATCTCAGCCCCGGGTGATCCTCTAACCCAAAAGGAATTGACGGTTATTGTTGCACCATCAGCAAATCGCACAACAGCGGGTGCTACACCTACCCTGAAGTTATTAAAAGTAACTGGTGATTCATCAACACCGATAATAAAATCACCTGATCCCGTTCCTGTAAGCAAGAGATTATTGTATGTCAAACCACCATGTGAAAATGTTTTACTGTTTGTCGTAGAGGAATGGTCAATCACAATCGTAGAAGTACCCGCATCAAACGTAAGTCCTGTGATTGTGCTTGTATTCCATACTGTACCAAAACTCTTAAGAGTCCATTTTCCTGTACCCAACTTTAATGTTCTGGTTGCTACTCCAGTACAACTGAAAACGCTCATTGTTATATCAAAAGTAGAAGCATCAAACGTCCCGTTTGAATAAGACCCCATAGTTATAGAGGCTACAGTAGGAGAATAGCCTAGTGTCACCGTTCCACCACCTGACGATCCGTTAAAAATAATGAGATCACCGTCAACTGGTACGGAAGCACCCCCCGCACCACCTGTAGTAGCCGACCAGATAGCTGTATTACTTTCTGACCAAATTACCGAAGCTCCTCCTGTTACTAAATATCGGGTTGCCATATTATTGTGTTGGTTGTGGTGTTATCGCTGATAAATCTGTGCTTGGTGTTGGTTGAGTAGGTGATGCTGTTACAGCAGATGACTTCATCATAGACGATGAGATAGGTATACCAGACATTTCTACGATTGAACCAAATATCTTTGAAAGAGTAGGGTCTTCTAGGACTGCGTATTGCCCTGTGTTTGGATTGAATGATGACACCACTGTTTTTAGTACGCTATCAAGTGACTGTAGTACTGCGCTTTTATTCTTTAATTCGCCAGTGATGTTAGCAGATATTTTACCTTTAATATCTAAAAACTTCTCTGGTATATCAATCTCTCTTTTTGAGCCGAAAGTCGATAGCGATTTGCTTACTTCTGCACCCATACCTGCCACATCTCCTTCGGTTGGTAGGTTACCCGCTAACAACGCTTCTTTCATCATCTGCCTTTGGTTCTTGATGTTGATAGCTTCGTCAATTACTTTCAATTCATCTTCACCAAACTCTGATACAAGGTAGTGTTGTTTCATTATCCTCTTTTTAAGCTCAGGGAATATCCAGTCGTTTAATATCTCATTGAGGAAAATACCCCACTCCTCTCGTCTGTATTCAAATGGAGAGTTGGCTACTTGATTAAGTAGGGCTGTTTGAGAGTAAGGAGTACCCGCCGTTGGTGATTCACCAGTGTTTGCGTCGTAAGTTGATGACGCTTGGTTATACTGAGTGTTCCATAGGTCAATTGTTCTTTCAAACTGTGGTAGAGCTGACGGGGCAAGATTAAGGGAATTGATAGTCTTACCATCTTCAAGCTCAAAGATATGCCCGTTTTGTAAAGTTAAGGCATTACCTGAAACCTTTCTTGAAGTAGTAGCTAGTATAACCTTCCCTGCTATATCCATAGCGTTTTTCATTGAGATCATAGCGTCATTGATAGCCCACTGAGACTCAAATCCATCTTCAATTACCCCACGACCAAGACCTCTACCCGGTATCCTTTCCCACTCTAAGTATCTATATTTATCTTTTATGTCTTTTATATCTTCATTATAAAGTAGCCATTTTTTCTTGCCCACACAAGCCATGTAGAAACACATAGTCTTGAAAGTTTTAGAATTCTCCTCGTTATCTGTTTCGTTTGGGTCAAATGACACGGGGAACTCTCCTGTTACCTCCTTAATCGTCATCTTTGTCGGCTTGTTTTTGCTAGCTTTGGCATGAGCTTCTATTGCTTCGTCTATCTCGCTTGCATACCAAGTGTCTGATTTCTTTATCACATCAGACGGTTTCATATAGTGAGTTTCAATAATAGCTCCGCCCAAAACTTCTACCGGATCAGTCTCCACGTTTCTCCAGTCTACTACTTCTATTTTTGACCCCACGCCTCCTTCAAATTTCTTGATCAATACACCGCCATATTTGGGCCGTGTGTGTCCCATTTCGTTTAGAGTCCTTGAAAAGTTTATCTCCTTTAGGTACTTAAATAGCTCTCGGTTAATCATCATTGTCGCCACTACTGTCTTTTGGTCAATGGTATCTGGCTCGAACTTAATATCTTTTATGTCTAAATCGGTGGCGATTTTTGCTATCGTCACTCTGTAGTTACACACATTGTAAAAAGGTTTTTCTCTGCCTAGCTCATCAGTGTTACCTGATAAATATTTACTCGCAGAATAGAACTCAATGTTTCTTAAAATTTCTTTTTGGTTGACTTGTAAACCGCTTATAACTTCTACTGAACCGTTGTAAGCGTCTGATAAATTGTCTAAATATGCAAAGATTTTATTGTCCACAGACAGAATGCTAACAAATTAACGCTTGGTCGGATTACCTAGCAAAGTTAGTCCCCCTGTTCCTGCGGGCTTCCATAAGCATGTATTCTTCTATTTTTGAGAGTCCAACATCTATGTTTAGTGTCTGCATAGCGTAACGCCCAGCGTCCATACAGTGATTAAAGCCGTCTTCTGCTGTGTTCAAAATCTTTCCGTTCTTATCAGTAATCCATAAGTAGTTTCTGTATTCCTTGATTATGTTTACTGACCTTTTAGTCACAGATACTCTCTGGCTCTGCACAACTTGTATTCCTTGATTTACTGAACCTTGCCCTTTTTGTGCGGGTAAAATGTTTATCCCATAAGCTACAAGCTCGTCATTACTTTTTGGCTCTGATGAGTCGGGGATAACTAATGCTTCTGGTAGGTTAGAAAGAATATCGGCTATCTGTTTGTTTGAGAGTCCTTTCTGATAAGTAATCTCATCCCAAATAAAGCCCCCGTTGTATTTATACACCGCAACAATAGCTGTCGGGTCGTTGCTGTATCCATAGTCAAGCCCATATCTCTCTAGCTTTGCTTCGTGTGGTATCTCGTCAATTATCTGCCAGTCTTTGTAAATCTTTCCTTCTACTTCTCCGAGCTGACCCTCTCCATAAACCTGCCACCAACCTTTTCTGTTTCTTCTCTGTTCAATGGAAGCAATAATCTCTGGTGATAGTGCTTCGTTATCCTTGTATGTAAGTATTATAAAATCTAAGTCATCACGCTTGCCTAGTAAATCCTGTTGCACCCAAAACTCATTCGTTGGGTTGTAGTCAATCATTATAAACTCTTTCGTACGTACCTCTAATTGTTCAAAGGCGTCAAAAGTATTATTGTTCGCCTCATTCATAAATAATCTATCTCGTCTTGCTCCACGCAACTTATCTGCGTTGTCTGTGCTGAAGAACTCCATTTGACTTCCTGTTTCAAAAGTATAAATACTGTCGGTTGCGTTCCACTTATCTTCTTTCCAATATCCGTGTAATTGTAAAATGTTCTTAAAGTCTCTTATCGCTCCACGCTTTAGATGGGGAATACTCTCTGATACTACACTTGTTAGTGTTTTTATCTTATCAGTCTGTGCATAAGCAATAAGATATAACAAAATACTTATTGTTTTACTTGCTGAAGTACCCCCTTGGATAATTCTAACTCGTTTCTTCAGTTTGTTTATCTTCTTGTATGCTGTCGTGTCTTTGAACATTTATTATTGGTTGTGGTAAATCTTTTCCGTCTGCACCAGTGCTCTCTACTCTTAAACTATATGCATCCTTACCTAAAGTAGTAACAACTGTCTTTGAAACATCAACCACTATCCTCATTACATCTGGAATTATTTTACCCTCCCCTGTCTCGTAAGAAGTATCAAGAACTTTCTCTAAATTACGCTCTGCTTTTGATAACATATCCTTGCGTCTCAGTTTCCCTAAACGCTCCTTAAACCAGTCTCGCATTGTTACATTCTTTGCATTGCTTTCTGAATATCCTGCGTCTATTGCACTTTCATAAGCATTTTTAAGCCCTTTCGCAACAAAAGAAGCCCACATTACTTCTTCTCTTGGGTCACTTACTGTTGCGTTTGCACCATTTGGGTTGGGTACTATCATTTTCTGCTATAAATCTTATTAACTTCTATCAAGGGAATACTTAGTATTTCTGAAACATCCATTGATGTAAATCCCTCCTTTCTCATTATCGTAACTATCATTATAACACTTGGTATGTTAGATAACAAAGTTATTCTGCGTAGCGGTATTCTTCTTCTATTTTGGTATATGTTATCCCAGATGGTGGTCTTGCCTACACCGAAATATAAAGCTATTTGACGATTTGTACAACCTTCTTTCTGTTGTCTGCGTGCTTCCTGTATTTGTTCCTGAGTCAATACCCTTACCCTCATTATTTCTTAGCTTTCTTGGTTTTTTTGGTTTTTTTTGTTTTTTTGGTTTTTTTGGTTTGTGAAGTCTTTGTGTACATAGTTTATGATTATTTATACGCATAGATTATATCACACAAGTATATGTGTTGCTACATGTGGATAGCTATTCTGCGTTCACATCTTGTTTATACCCCTTTTTTTGATTAGCTTTCTTGTATCTTAGTGTTTGCATTACTGCTGTTTTAGCCATTTCTGATATCTGTTCCTTAGAAAATCTTTTTTTTCTAGTTGTCCATCCCTTTCTATTCGCTATCGTGTGTGAGTTTATCATATTAGTTTTTTATATTCTGCTTTATCATTTCTAGTAATGTGTCTAGGTAAATAACACACTTAGTTTCGCTCATTGGCTCGCCGTAAATCTTAAAAACAAGCACAGGTTCTCTACCAAGGCTCTCTAGCTTTTTAGTCTGCCTCCACCACTCTGGTATGTGTAGTGCTGCATGGTTTTTACATTCTATCCCAACATTCTGTCCCAAAATCATCATAGATGTCCAAATATCCCCTTTTTCTGTGGGTGATGATCCTGACCCGTGTGAGCGATACGCCTTTAGATCAATCCCCTTATCCCTGATTTGGCCTGCAACATATTCCTCCAAAAGTTTTCCTTTTTGTACTGATGTTTTCATAGTTATTCTTCATCTGTTAATTTGTCTAGGGAGGAGATGTAATTTGCTGCATCCTGTATCTGGCTTTCTTGCCCTTTGTATTCTTTTAATAATCCTTTCACCACCCTCTCCCTATCTTCTCCTATGGCTTGTGCGATTGAGGTGGCGAGGAAGGCTTGGATATATCTTTCGTAAAAAATCATTGCGTTCTTCTCCTTTCGCATAGATAGTCCTGCAAAGAAACTATCAAAACTTTCAAACTCCGCTGATCTTTTTTCTGTGGGTGTCATATATTTTTATTTATCTGTCACTAGCTTCTCATTCTCATAAAGCACCTTCTCAAAAATATCTAGGATATACTGTGCCTCATACAACTGACCTTCTGCGTATTCAATAGATAATTTTGGTAGTTTGTCTTTTATCATTCCGTCTCGTCTGACTATAAGCGAGGTTACGATAGATTTTAGAAAGTCGTGTATTTGTTTTAGTTTCATATTTATTTAAGGTTAGTGTCTAGGGATGCGAGGGTTCTCAAAAACATTTCCAATGATTTCAGAATTTTCAACTAAAAGAGAATGGAGTCTTTCCCAATAACCTTTTCTTTGGACTTTAAATCCTCCATCTTCCCATACGATCTTTTCAATTGTTCCACCGAGATAACTGGATTTAATGACATCCCCCTCATAAATCTCTTTACCATTTTTGTCTTTAAGACCTGTGTATAGCATCCATTCCTCTAAACAACTTGGTTTTTCTGATGAATCATTTGTATGGTTACACAAATCATTCATTGTCCAGAATGACATCTTTTTAGATAAACCATCCCAAGCTCTGAATTTCATTATTTCTCTTTGGTTCATATTTATTTCTTTATCTAGTAATAATTTGAAGGAAAACTAAAACAGTTTTAGCAATCTTTTATACCAAGGAAGTTTTCTTATTCTATTACACGCCTTAGCATTTATTTCCATGTAATTCATTTCCCATAGTTCATCTACCTTAAATCGCACAGCCTTATCAAGAGTGTCTTGTTGGATAGTCATTAAGTCTCTAAATATCTTTTCGTCATCTTGTTTGACAAGATATGTAGTAAACTCAGAACTTCCTGGTTCATAGACCTTAATTGGAAAATAAATAGCTTCTTTCATAGTTACGACATCGGGAGTTTTTTCTGTCTCTTGAAAAGTGGCCATAACTTGTTCTCGGATAGCTTCTCTGTAAACTCCAGGAGATACATCCAACCACTTTTTACCAATGTCTATTTTAATCGCTTTCATATATATTATTTAGTTATGTCTAGGGAGGCGAGCCTAATGAGAACATCTTGCGAAGTGTGCCCATCCCATTTGTCTGCCAATTCTCGCTCTTCACACTCAAATAAATCCCAATCCTTTAACTCGTAATGGTTACTTATTTGTCCAGTCGGCAGTGTCGCCACAACAATAAACCACCCACCTCCAAAACATTCTTCACCATCACTGTGTTTTTTACTTTTATGAATTTGGTACTTTCCACCACTCGTCCACTCGTTGAACAGTACAGCGTTATATATCTTTGGGAACTCGTATAATTCCTTGAATGTATGGTAGCCATCTGATGTATTCTCAGTTACCACCATCCTCTTCCTCTCCTCGGCTATGGCTTGTGTGATTGATGTGGAGAGGAAGGCTTTTACTTCGGGTTTGGCATCATACCAACCTTCCTTAGGGTCAGTTGCTCCAAGGTTAGGAAACTTCTCATCAAACTCCTCTAAGATTTTTTTTGTGTTGTTCATATATTTTTATTTTATTTTTTTCTTGTATCCAAACTTTGCATTACAAGCCTTGCAGTAATTCCCTCTTTCTAAATAATTCTGCTCTAAGTCACCCACAATCTGTTTCTTGCAATCTACACACCTGTCCTTTATGTGTTCCGTGTTGTAAGTATAAAACTTGCCATCGTCCTCGTACGTTTTCAACATATATTTGTTATTATTTGTAATATCCTGCGTCTTCTGGGTTTGGTATCGGCACTTCTGTCGCCACACAAATCTTTTCCATATATTCCCCAAACTCCGCCTTTGATAATTCTGTTGTACTTTGTGACTTCTCAAAGTCATATACTCCCTTGCGACCTTTAATCTTTACAATCTTTCTAGGAAGTAAGTTTGCTCTGAAGTAAGCGTGCAAATCGTCTGCATCGTTTCCAGTTTCTCTTGCTATTACAGTTAGATAAACCCAGTAGAAAGCATTTTGAGTAAGTGTCCGTTTGTTTTCTAGTGGCGTGAGGTGAAACCTTGCTTTTGGATTATCTACGCAGTAATCGTGGAAGCTCGCAGTCTGGTAGTCAGTGAGGTGTGGCTGATTATTCTTTTGTTCTATAAGCCAAAGTTTCATTTTTATATATTTGGTGGATTATCAATATCAATAGGACTTGTCGGCTCTTGAATATCCCAATTACCTACAAGCCAGCTTCTCCAGTATTTTATTCTTGCTTCTGTTGGCGTGTTTTCAGCGATAGCAAGGTCTACTGCCATACGAATTGTCGAGCTTGTCCGAATACCCAATTCCTTGTTTTCTTGGCTTTTCTGTATACCCTCTTGTTTTGCCTTCATCATACCAGCCCCGAAACCGCTTTTATTGCCACCCATTTGCCCCGTAGACGCATTTTCCTGCTTTGGAGGGTACAATGTCTTATACCCCTTGTCATTAGTGTAAATTACGCCTGTTACCTTATGCCCTGACATAATTGAAGCCCAGTTAGGGAAGTCGCCCCAAATTGATACCTTTTCAAACTCTGCACCCGACTCGTCTTTTAGCGTTGCACTGATAACATCTTTACCTGTTGTTGTTTTCTTTTTTTCTGACCAAATTATTTCAAAGTTTTTGTTCATATTTTTTTATTATTATTCTCCACGTTGTGATTGCCCGTCAAAGTCTATGTCTGATACATCTGCGTCTACCCCTAGTTCGTTTTGGGCGAACATAGCACCCTTTACACCCATTTTTTCCCAGCGTCTAAACTTGTTACGGATAATCTCTTTTGAGTTGTTTACCAAAGGCGAGTCGTATTGAGTTATTATTTCTTGTAAAATGTTCATATATTTATTC